AATTCAAGAACAACAGGATGTTGTTCAAGATTTAACACATTAGGAAAATGTTCACGAACCGAATCTTCAATTTCTTTGATTGCCGATTCAGCCTTTTCAATAGATTCAATCTGAACATAGATTGAATCAGTGTGTCCATAAACTACTTTCATAGTATCACCAAGCGTTCTCAAAATAGATTTTGCCATCAGTGTATTTCATCAATTCCTGCTTGATTGTTTTAATGTCCTTTAATAAATCAGCAAACGTAGTATTCTCTTCATAGAGAAGACCCAATTCATTTTCAAGCCTCTTTACTGTTTGTCTTAGATTTGCTACTTCTTGTTTTAATTCTTTGATTTCTTTACTCATACTATCACCGTTACGATTGTTATAATGGTTATTATATTTACGATATTTACCATCATCAATATCTTATTGCTTTTTGCTATCATAGCAAGAAGTTGTTCGAGAAGTTCATTGGTTTTGTCCATCATCATTCTCTTCACTTATCCTTGTAATAATAGCATTCCTTTTGAGATTGTTCATCATTTGAAATAATTCTTTTACTTCCTGTAAAGTAATATCCCATGTTTCTTCTGTATCATAAGATACTTCAACTGTTACAATTTTCTTCTTCATATAAATGCCTCCATTTTTCTTTAATTACCCAATGTCTATTTCTTCTTGTTCCTACTGCAAAAGCATAAGGTTTCAATAATGATGCTATTCGGTTGCTCTTATAAACTGTCCTATGTTCTCGTTCATAAAAAGAAACTATTTCATATAAATCGAAGTTATCTGGGTCTTCGATTTGTTTTAATGAATCAATCAACTTTTGTTTTATTCTGTAATTTCCTGAACTTCTTCCCATTTATTCCATCTCCTTTAAGTATGTTCCACGACCTACTTTAGTTTCTTCAAACAAATGTTTTTCTTCATCATAAATCCTATACGCTTGCGCCCTACTTAATTTTGTTTCGTTCATGAGAGCAATAATTAAATCTCTTTTACTTACAAAACCATTAGAAACTTTAGGCATTTTTAGATATATCTGAAAAACTCTATCTTTATTTTCTTTCTTGATAGGTTGCACATTTTTTGATTTTTTTCTTGGTCTTTTAGCGGTATATATATTAATTATATCTTTAATAAAATACCCTAAACCCATTCCCGACATAAAATATAATTCATACATTATTCCATCTCCTTTGCTTTAAATGCGGCTAAACGAATTGCTTCTCTTGCACTAGCAGTAATACTAGCGGCTAAATCTACATCAGCCCAACCAAATCCTTGAAAGGCAACAATGCCGTAAAATGATGCCATTAATCTTTTAACTGCCATTTGATTGTTATACCACTTGACATATTCATTTTTATCATCATTGTCTCTTGCTTCCTTCATAAGACGTTTGTATTCATTTCTTAATTCTTTCAATTCAAGAACTGCTCTCGGTAAAAGGCCGAGATTATCTGTCTCATAATAGAGCATTTGTTCTCTATCAGTAATACTGAAATCTCTCGGTGTTAAAATATTTACACCAAATTCTGTTGGTTCTTCTGATTTAGTTTCCCATGAAATGTTTCTTGCAATCATCATTGAAGGATATAGTCCCGCAAAATCGAAAGCAGCAACATTAAGATGTAATCCATTTGTTTTTTCACTTAATGGGTCGTAAATCATAGCACCATCATATTCTTGACGCTTCTCTACCTTTTCACCTGTTGGTGCAATCCATGTAGCATTACGCATAAAATAAATTGAACCCATATGACTAGCATAAAAACAAGCATCAAATGGTGCAATCAATAATCTTTGTAGTGCGATAATTGCTTCACTACAATAATTTAATTCATCCAACTCTACCATTAGTTCAACATCAACCAAAGCATACTTCAAATACGTTTCAGTATCTTCTAACCACGCTCTACGATAAAACTCGTTAGGGTCAGGAAACTTTTCTGAAACTAGTTTCTTTCGATTAAGAACTAATTCAGATACATAATCTAAACTTAATGAAGGTAAAGTTCCTCTTTGTGAGTCATTCCATTGACGTTCAAAGGCCATGTCTAAATTGAGGGTAATGCGCCCCTTGATGGGCTGTTCGATACTCCCGAACCCCTTTTCACTGTAAAGGAATTTATGGCCGTTCTTAGTTGATACAACACCCTTTACTTGGCTTACAGGAGATATTACTAAGGGATTCAAACCCAAAGCACACGCTCGCTCAAGTAGTTTGGGAACATCAGCAAAATTACCAAACCATGAAATGAGCATATCTGGATTTTTATTCTGAATTGTTTGCATAAAGTTTTCAAGCATATCTTTTTCACTTTCAAAGGTAAAGGTAGCAGTAACATCATAAATAAGATTACGTTGTGTATTTTCTGGAAACCATACCCATTGATAATATCTTTCATCATAATTATCATACATTACAATAGTAGTAATACAATCGTGATATTGTCCACCTTGTTGCCATTCCATATCCCAATACCATTTACGCATTTTATATTCAGGCAAAGAACCTAAAGTATCAACTGCATATCTAAACGATAAAGGGACATCTGCTTCATATGTTTGAAGAAAACTCTTCTTTGCAATTTTAATATCTTTAGCAGATTCAACATATACGCGAACAAGTTTTGTCCCTTCAAGATTATGCCAATCTCCTTCTTCATAAACAAAATCCCTTTCAATAAACTTTGAAGGCTTGTATGAAGTTGGTCGCTTTGAATTTACTGAAATATAGAAATACGGAATAAATTTATCCAACTTTTGTATTAACTCAGTTCCGTTTCTCCATGAAGTGTAAATTGTTTTTCCATTATCTAATGCACTAATTATCATTTTAATTCCCCGATGTGAACGGTGCTTTTACTAATTTTCTATCTTCTGAAACAAGAAGAAGTGGAAACTCATCTTTCACATAGAAATTAATTTTTGATTTCTTTGGAAAGAACTTATGTAGTGGCCCACTAAATTCCAGTGTTGCAGGTTCTCCTGTATTCTGCTCAGGAGCAATTGTTTCTTTATATTTATTCTGAACAGTAGCGCCTGTTGAAAACTCAACAGAAGTTCCATCATAATCCAACTTATATGCACCATGCTTTGCTAATTCACAAGACGAAATACAATCTGCAAATACTGATTGTTCTAATGTGAAAGCACCTTCAAAATTAGAACTACCAAATTTAGGCAAGGTTTCTAATTCTTCGTCGAAAAAAATATGTTCAAGCATAGTATTAAGTCGAGTCAATACTGTCATGTTTGGGTGATTAACAACCCTTGAAACAGATGCAGTTTTATTATCAGAAGAAATCTTAAGAAAATCTTCTCCTTCAAATAAAGTCATGTCTCCGAACTTCTTGAGATACGGTAGAATAACCTGTGTATCACAAATAAATTCTCCATCTTCTGCACCTAAAACCTGTAATGTAATATTCATTCCAAAGGTTGCATCACCATTCCAAAGATTAAGAATACGACCTTCTAAAGTCATATAAACATATGTACCCATAGAATTACTAGAAAACCCTGATGAAGTTAGGTATTTACCTTTTCCTTGAATGCTTTCTAATGCTTCTGTAATATCTTTTGTATTTGTTGCAAACTTCAAATCTTTCCCTCCTGCAATTCAGGAATACCGTTCCAAACGATATTTGGTGGCGTTCCTTGTCGAACAGTCCAGCGTGTTCCTACTAAGTTGCCATTAGTTCTTGAACCAATTAATTCAGCAACAAAGTGTATTTCACCCTTTACTTTTCTTTTAGAACAATGAATCTCTTGTTCTAGTTTTCCGCCCCAATCCTTCCATGCAGGTTGAATACCCGTAGCAACATTATCTACATACTTTTCAGTTTCGTGAGTAATATAAATTACATCACATTTTAGATTAAAGATTGCTTCAAGCAAATAATAGAAAGTTTTGTTTCGTGGGCCATACTGATATGGCATCATCTTTGTTACAACTGTCGGGTTTGGATTAACCTTGTAAATACATTTTTCATACCATGTATCTACCCCATCCATAACAAAGATAGGTCTTTCACCATTTTCGATTTGTCCTCGAACATAACGAATAAAGTCATGTGAGTTTTGTTCAGACGTAGTAATATCAATTTTATTTTCTTTGTCTTGAACAATTGGGTCAAATACTTCAATGCGTTCTGTTGCATCATGGCATTCAATCCATGTAGATTCAACACCACTATCCCAATCTAAAACGTAAATCTTACGTTCTGGGAAGTCAAGAGCAATTCCAGTTTTACCTGTCTTTGGTTCTCCCCAAATACCGAGAACCATTCTACTCTTTTTATCCTTTCTTTTTTGTTCCATAATTTGTCGAAAGCGAGAATTAAATTCTTCTTGCTTTTGACCAAAATTTGTCTTCTCATCTTTATTTGTATTATCTGTTATTCCCATAACTATCACCTAATTCATTTATATCTATATCTAATTCTTTACCATGCATCTTTGTCCATGCCATTACGATAGTTGCCAATTCATATTTATCGCAAATATATCTTGCTTCCTTTGTTTGGAAATGCATCTTTAACCAATAAGTTCCGTTTTCTTTCTCATTCTTTCTCCAAGTCAAGAAATCAACATTCGCTAAATCGACAATATAAGCATCGCCTTTCAAAAGGAATCTTTCATCTTTTAAATCCTTTGTCATAAAAATCCCTCATTTAATAGGGCTTCGCACCCCTTTGACAGTCATTACCAGCCTACTGTTACACTATCCTTTGATTTTAATTATTATCTAATCAAAACCAATCTAAATCGTCTTCAACAACTTCAACTGTTTCTGGAGGCGCACCAACACGGTTAGTTACCATTAATCCTGAAACATTGATTGTTACTGCATCAGCGACACCATCAACAATTCTTTGAGATGTTCGGCCAACAACAATAACAGAAGAAGCAATTCCGAAGTCAATATCAATATGGCTAGGAATCCAACAAGTAGTATAATTCTCACCATCTTCAACAAATTCAGCAGAAAGGTCGCTAATATTAATAATTCGATTACCATTCGCAGTAGCGGTCATAGTAATACTATCAACAGAACCATCTGTAATAATAAATCGTTCTCTTGCAGGTAAGGTTTGTCGTTCAATGTGCGCTCTATCAACATTTGAAAGAGGAACAAGATGACTCTTAAAATTACTTGCTAAACAAGATTCAAAGTCAAAACTTGACATATCTCGATAATCGTCACCTTCGGGGTCTACTTCAGTATTGAGCATAAGACTCTTCAAGGTCGTAGTTGTCATACCATAGATTGCAGAACCGTCATCACTAGGAATACAAAGGAAATGAACCCATTCATAACAATTAGGAGCAAAATCAACAGAAGGTTGATTCTTGTATGAAAACATATAAGTTTTCATTTCTCCGCCTTCTAAAGAACCATAGAAAATACCTGTTCTTCGGAACTGCTCCAAAGGAAGAGGTTTTCCATAGTTTCGATTCTTTGCACCAGACATATATGTTGGTTGATTATCAAGAGGAATAATGGTAGAACCATCTTCTGTTTCTTCTGCACCATCAGGTAAAGAAGAAACTTTCTTCTCTTCATACTCATTGTTATGATAACGGGCAACAGTCCACGTATTATCATCATTTTGAGTAGCAACAGCAACATGACCATCTTCTAATGCTCTATCAGCATCACGAATGTATTCTTCCTTTGCTCGATTACGATTCCAACTCATCATATCTCTTGGTGCTTCTAAAGCAACAAAGAAACCAAATGCTTTCTTAACTAGAGAATTACTTCCAGTATTAGAAGAGTTGTTACTTACTTTCTTCATACGTTGAACATTTCCAACATATCCACGCCATAGAGCGAGAGCAATTTGAGAATCCTCGCTTGTTGTGTTTTCCTTACAAATTTCTTTGAACTTATCCATCGCTTCTTCGACAGACATCTCAACAATCTTTGCGCCTATTTCAATTTCTTTTCTTAATTTTTCTTGCATACTTTTCACTTCCGTATTTCTTATTTTTTGTCCTTTACATCAATTGTCCAACAAACCACGATACTAATACTCTTGGTGTCATAGTTGTTGAACGATATTCACTTTCTCCTAATGTTCTTAGATACTTAAATTTAACATTACTATCTAACCCATTCATGTTTATTACTGCATCGTGTAATCCAATACAAATTTCTGAAATATCACGACCTGCATAAATCATATCATGGAGTATAGAAAGAACTGTTGTATCTTTATTATTTATCAAATTAATTATTTTTACATATTCTTCTAATGAAATTTCACTTTGCTTCTTTAGTGAAATGTTTGAGTATTTTGCGGCCTGTATTTCGGTTATCGCTCTCCTTAAGTCACCGTTTAGAGTGGCTATAAAGGAACTCAATTCATTATCATCAAATCCAGTTATTTCTTCACGTTGAAGAATATCCTTCACTACTTCCAATATTCGGTCATTGGATAAAGGCTTAAAATGATAATTAGCACATCTACTTTGGATAGGGTGAATGATTTTGTTTTTATTATTACAGGTAATAATAAAACGAATATTATTTGCATAGCGTTCCATGATTCTCTTCAATGCATTCTGAGCATCATTTGTCATTCCTTCCATTTCATCCAGTAATAGAATCTTAAACGGAACATCACCGATAGTTCCTGTTTGTGCTATTTGTTTGATAAGTGTTCTTACAGTTTCAAGTTTCCTATCATCAGATGCATTAATCTCAAAGAAATTATCTACTGCGTCTTTTCCTAATATAGAATATGCTAGTGCTAATCCCGCACCTGTTTTACCTGTCCCTGCTCTTCCATAAAAGAGAAGATTTGGCATATCTTTTTCTTCAATCCATAATTCAGCATCCATTGTAAAATGTTCTTGTCCTACAATGTCGCCTATTCCTTTTGGTCTATATTTTTCTGTCCATAACATTTTTATTCACCATTAAAATAATCCGTTAAACTTCTTACCTCTATTCGGGTAGGAGTTCTTTTTGTTCTTCTTTCTTTTTCTTTTAAGCCTAGCAATCTAGAATCAGCATTGTTAAGTTTGTTTCTTACATATTTAGCAAAGCCTTCATCATTTAGTAATTGTTTTAGCACATTTACGTTAGAATTACTAATACCTAGTTTTCTTGCTAAGTATGGTTTCTTAGAATAAGATTTACGTTGAGGCATTTTTAATCTGCCATAGTTTAAACCATCATGTCTATATGCCAACATTTCATAGAAATATCTTTGACTCCATCTTCTCTTTACCACACTATCAATGAAAACTAATTTATTAGGATGCACGTTTTCACACAACCATGAAAGAATCTGAACATCGGGAGGTTTATTGTAAACTAATAATTCAGCCATTAAATCCCTATCAGTTTGCTTAAGATACTCCCTTACAAGAGAATAAGTATCTCTCTTGTAAAGAACTGGTTCTTCGCTTCTAGGGGCTTTATCCTTAATGGACTCCCTTAAATAATTTTTACCTCCTGCTCTTTTGATTTGACACAGGTTTTTGATTTCCTTCGGGACATCTTTTTCATTAATAGAAGTCAGAACAATTTGTCCTTTGTAATTTCTAATAACAAACAACACTTCTTCTTTCTTTGCTTTATGATGAACGTCTTCAATAATGATTCCATCATCAATTGGAATTGAGAATACATCTTTAATTCCCATTTCATTAGCATAAACAATAATAGGATTATTTACAAAAGTCTTTGCCTTTGTAGATTTACCTGTTCCTGTTTTTCCTGTTAAAAGTATTGGTCTGTTCTTTTTCATATTTGTTAATCCCATTATACTACACCCTTTATTTCAAATAATCTTTCCATACCTTCTAAGGTTAGATGTTTCTTTTCTGAAATTATATCTACGCATTCTAGAAATGAATGCCATTCTCCCTTTGAATGTGGGAGATTAGGATTCACTATTGACTTTAGAAGATATAAGTTCTTGATTCCACCAATTCTTAGAATAGGCTTACGTCTAGTAGAATGTTCTTCTGAACGGTATGTGGTTTCAATACCGTGTTGTAATAAACTACGCTGAACCGCTAAAAGAAATTCAGCATCGGCTCGAATATTTAATCTTAAACGAACCCTATAACCAATAGAAGAAGCATCAGAAGAAACAATATTTAAATCCATCTTTGTTGATGAGAGGATAATACCACATAGCATATCCTTACTAAACATTACAAGTCCTCCAAATACTTTGAATTATCGGGCCAATAACCGTTGGGGTCTTGAGTAGGATGCATTTCCCACCAATAGAAATGAGCAGGAGTAATTGTTTTATGACCACGTTCTTCAGCATTTTCTTCAGAAGCAACTACTAAATCTTCAATTGCTCCTTCCATCCACAATTTAAGAAAAGCAATAAAATCTCTTGAGATAGGCATATCAGTATATTCCTTAACCATAGCCCTTAGTGAGAGTTTACCAGAACGATTAAACTTAGGTAAAGATGGTTTTTCAGGAACAATAAATTCTCCTTCTTCGTTGAAATATGGGACTAATTCCACTTTCATTTTTCTTGGCCGACCTTGCGGATTTACAATATCCTTTAGATGAGCCATTCCTTCTTCAATACGAATTACTGAATAAGTAATACTATCAATTACAGTTAAATCTCCTTTCTTAATCATTCTCCTTCCTCCTGTATTCCCTGCATTAGAACGGATTTGACTACTTCATAGTCTGCTTCTTTGTCAAGAACTTGAATAGCCAGTTTGAATACTTGGCGTAGTCTACCCATTTCTTCGGTTGTTTTGCTTAATTTAGGAGTATTCCAAACTCTCTTTTCTTGTTCAGCACCTAAATATTCTGAAATATCATCATCTTGAATTTTAAGTTCTTTTAGAATCTTAACATTAGTAGGAGTAAGAATTACTTCTTCTCCATTTGCAAGACGAATTTCATGTAGTCTTTCATGCAAAAGAAAAAGTTCTCGTTGAATAGTCCTAATCTTTCCATAATGAGTTCCTATGTATCTTCCCACTGCTTTTCTAGACAGTTTAGAAATTTCATATATTTGTCCTTTATCATTTACTACATATCCATTTACATAAGTCATTGTAATTCCTCCATTCTTTTAAGCGTGTCAATATCATTGACGAATTTATCCTCCCGAATCCTTTTGCATCTTGGAAACCTGAGAGAAAGATTTCCTTTAGCGTCTTTGCTCACCAAATCAGCACGTATTTCTAATACGATACGAGGTAAGAAATGATATGTTCCGTCTTTGAAAGACTCGACATTTTTTCTTAGATTACTAGTGAGATTAATTAGTTGTGTATCTGTAAAACCACTTCCACACCAACCAACAGAAGTAAAACCATTATCTGATTTTACTGCAATTTCAAATGTAGCAAATACATTTGAGTTCTTGCCATCACCATGCTTTGCTGAGATAATAACCACATCTAAATCAATTAGTGGCGGTTTATACTTAGCCCAATACTTTGACCTCTTACCAGATTCGTAAGGCGCTCTAGCATCCTTTACAATAATTCCTTCAAATCCTTCATTGATTGCTTTATTGTAGAAAGCCATCACATCAGTAGTTGAACGCTCGGCTTGGTCAGGTAGAGTATTCATTTCTATCAAACGCTGGGAATAAGGTAGGTTCATTATTGTTACACCTTTATACATCAGACAATCGAAAATTACCCACTTAACTGGGCATTTAGAAATCGCTTCTGCTTTGTCTTTAGAATGTACTCTTGTTGCAAGTTTAGAGTGAGGTGCAGGTAATCCGTTTTCTACTGGATAAATTTCCCCATCAAGAATAAGATTATTAACTTCATAGTTTTGGACTATTTCTGCGACATCAGAAAACTGGTCTGTTACAATTTTTCCAGTGCGATTGAAAATAATCACGCTATCATCTTGCTTGTGAATTTGATAGCGATTACCGTCATACTTGAAATCTACAATTTTATTTGTAGGCCATTTGTTCATAGGTATTGCTTTTGCAAGCATAGGTGAAACAAATGCACCATGAGTTAGATTCATTGGTGGTTCTTCATTCATTTCATAGTATGAAATAACATCAGTCATGCTATTGAAGTTACAGTGCTTCTTAACATCTGCAACCTTTTTACCATAGTGCTTTGCTAACACTTTCTTGAGTGTAGTGGATTGAATACCGTTTCTTGGTGTTCTCAACCAGTAGCGAATAAACCACTTTACTTCAGTATCAGACATATTTAGTAGATGTTCTTCAATCAAAGCAAATGAATTAGAAGTCATATTGGAACAATCTAACTCAAGTAGAGTCTTGAAGGTTTTGATTGTGTATTTATTATCCTTCTGAGAATTATCGAACCAATACATCGCTTCTCCTAAATCTCCATAAGTATCATATTCTACATCAATTTCATCTTCAAAGACATCATAGATTTTAGCCATCCATTTTTTAGCCTTAGCCAAACCAATATTATTCGGTTCTAATTCAAGAGATAAAATACTGAACAGTATTTGTTTATCTTCAAAACTCTCCATTTCATTTGAAAGGAATGTTACCGCTTGAGTTGGAGTCATAGACTCGCTCGCTTCTAGTAATCTCGCTAATTTCTTCATTGTCATTTATCATCACTTCCTTATTTTTATTTACTTCTCTAATCAATTGTTTAAGCAATTGACTAATTCTTCCTTCATGTTTTTCTGAATATTCCCACATGGCCTTAGCCAAGTATATCCAGTCATTCTTCTTCATAATATTCCTCCAATTTTGCTATGACCTTTTCAATACAACCGCAATCATTGGGGTCTTTGGTTTTAATCCAATAACCACACCATCGGCAGGTTTTCTCATTCTTCTTCATCGCCAATCACCAA